GAAGGTTATTCACACATTGGTCGTGCTGAATTAAAGCGTCGAATGAAAGCATGTGAGACTATGCTATCAGATCTAGATAAGCTGAAAGCTGCATCTAAAGCCGTACGTACACGGGTGAGTAAGCCTAAGGCTGCTGATAAACAAGTAGCTCGTGTCAAGTACTGTAAAGAAAACTCTGACTATAAGTTGGCATCTATTAATCCAGTGCTTATTGTTGGAGCTGCAAGATTGTTTACCTTCAATGTGAAGACTCGAATGTTGACAGAGTACATTACTATGTCTCCTAAGGGATTTGAGGTAAGCGGTACTTCTATCAAAAAGTTTGATACCGAGGCGAGTCGATGTACTCGGTTACGTAAACCAGATGAAGTGTTACCGAGTATACAGAGTAAGACTCCTAAGCAGATTGACAATATCTTTAAGGGTCTATCTACTAAGATTAATGTACCTAACGGTCGACTAAACCAAGATACTGTAATTATAAGAGCATTGGATAAATAATGGAACAAGTGATTTTAGCGGCGTTGTTGTCTGTATCGTCGCCTGAAATGGAGTGTCTGGCTAAGAACATCTATTTCGAATCTCGCAATCAGTCACACCTAGGTCAGGTTGCAGTAGCTCATACTACACTGAATAGAGTAATGGATAAACGATATCCAGACACTGTTTGTGAAGTAGTAGAGCAGGGAAAGACTAACAAAGATGGATCTATGCGTCGTCATGCATGTCAGTTTAGCTGGTACTGTGACGGCTTGTCAGACAAACCTCGTAACCTTGAGCTGTGGCAACAATCACGAGATATAGCCCTTGAGTCTATAGATCTGTACAGCCAAGGTATTGATATAACACGTGGCGCAACACATTATCATGCAGACAATGTATCACCCAACTGGGCACCAACATTGGACAAGATTATGCAGGTTGACGACCACATTTTTTACAGGTGGGATTAATGATTGAAGAAACGATTCTAACAAAAAAGAAATTTGCCATGATTGTCGAAGAACATGTGGCAAGTTTACGGCTGTCTTACATGGACGCGATACTGCAAGTATGCGAGGATCGTGAACTTGATCCTGCAGATATAAGCAAGTTAGTATCGCCTGCAATCAAAGATAAACTAGAGGCTGAGTGTATTGAGCTCAGGCTCATTGAAGGAACAACGGCGCAGTTGCCGGTATGATGAGAACTATGGACTCTTTTGACGCTTACAGGTATTATCAATCTTTGAAACTCCACTTTGAGTCAAAGACATATGATGCCACAAAGTACAACTTTAAGACTTCGGCAAACCCCAAGTCTTTTTGGAAACGTAATGATAAGTACCATTTTTCGAAAGTCGCAAACAGATTTAAAGAAACACCTGAATTGATTGGATACTATGCATCTCACTTTGTCAATGGTACAAAGTGGATTGGTGAAATGCTGAATGCCGAGGATGTCTATCAGTCTTGGTTGAAGCGAATGCAGTCAATCGGGTATATCTTTGAACAGGATCTCAACCATCTCTCTCTTGAATGTGAGTCACTTGATTCATTACTCAAGAGTGTTGATGGTGAGCATCCGCCTATAATCACTTACTATATTCAAGAAGAGATTTCTCTTGAGACGGTAGTGATTATAAATAAGCTCACCGGCTTTATGAACAAAGCCGATAAAGAGATTACGGAAACAATTATGTGGCCAGACGTCTCTTTGAGAATCCGTAAGTACCAACCTTTTGTTCAAGTAGATGCCGAAAGAATGAAAAAAGTTGTGCTTAAGGTGTTTACATCATGATGAAAATGGTGTATAATATAGCATATATGATGAGTCAAGTGGATAATTCAGTAAACAAAACGCAATACAAGGAAAAAACATATGTCTTTTGCAAATCTTAAGTCTCGCTCTGCCGATATCTCTAAACTCGTTTCTGCTGCCGAACAGGCAGGTGGCGGCGAGAAAAAATCCTATGGGGATGATCGCTTCTGGAAACCAACAGTCGATAAATCAGGTAACGGTTATGCCGTACTTCGTTTCTTGCCTGCTGCTGAAGGTGAAGATCTACCATGGGTTAAGTACTGGGATCACGGTTTTAAAGGACCAACTGGTCAATGGTATATCGAAAACTCATTGACTACTATCGGTCAGGATGACCCTGTTTCTGAGATGAACTCAGAACTCTGGAACTCTGGTATTGAGGCTAACAAAGATATTGTACGTGCGCGTAAGCGTCGCCTACATTATGTTGTTAACATGTTGGTTGTTGACGATCCAGCTAATCCTTCCAATAACGGTAAAGTATTCCTTTACAAGTTTGGTAAGAAGATCTTTGATAAGATCATGGATGTGATGCAGCCACAGTTTCAGGATGAAGATCCTGTTAACCCATTCGATTTCTGGGAAGGTGCAAACTTCAAACTGAAAATTCGTAACGTTGAGGGATACCGCAACTACGATAAGTCTGAGTTTGCTTCACCATCAGCTGTTATGGACGGTGATGATGACAAGCTGGAAGCGTTGTACAATACTCTGTACTCGTTGAAAGACTTCACAGATCCGAAGAACTACAAGTCATATGCCGAGCTTAAAGCGAAGCTGATGCGTGTTCTCGGTGAGAATGCTGCTCCAATGACGACTGCAGAGTCAGTTAGTCTTGATGAGCCTGTCGCGGCTCCTACGATGCGTGAAGCATCTGAGCCAGTAGTTCAGAACACATATACGCCGGATACCTCATCGGCGGATGATGATGACACTCTGAGTTACTTTAAAAATCTAGCGAATAGCTAAAAGATTAAGGGCAGCGAAAGCTGCCCTTTTTTTATTGTGCGTACATTCTGATGTAATCTGACTGGTCCATGTTTTCCCATCCACCACCTCGTGCAGAAAGATCTGTTTCAACATATACTGTATCAGACCTTTGATCAATTCTGGTAGATGCATCCACGCCAACCGTAGCATTTCCAGCAACAGAAGTAGCGGCATCTTCAGCCTCATTGGCTGAACTTTGTGCTATATTAATTGCACTATTAACCCTTTCGGCCGTAAATTCCATTTGGGTTCGTGAAGGAGAACCGCCACTCAGAATAGAGTTTACCTGGCCAGCAGCGCCAGCGAGTTCGTCAAGTCTTAATGAAGGATCTAATAGGCCCTTAGGGAATACTATTGGAGAAGTAAACCATCCATCTGAACCTGCAACTTCTCCGCCATTTGCAAGTGCGTCAAGAAATGGCACAGCACGACCTAAATTCATTGCTAGCTTTTCAAAATCAAGATCTACTTCAGATACTTCAATATTGCTAAATGCACTTAATGCGCCTGAAATTTTTTCAAGAGCATTTGCACCTTCGGTAAGTTTATCAGACTTATCAGCAATTTTCATTACTTGGTCAAATGGCTTATCAGCACCGAAGAAACCAAGAATCTCTGTACCAATATTGGCAAGGGTACCAACAAATCCGCCTGCTGCAAATGCAGTTAAGCCAACACCAATTTTAGCCATACCGGCTGCAAACATGCCAGCCTTTGAAGTATCACCATCGCCATCACTTAAAAGATCGGTAATACCAACTAGGGTTTTTACTCGATTTTTAATTGTTGTTGCAAAGTCATCATCACCAGTGAATTTACTTATCCCTTCAGCCAAACCAGCAATTGCTGCACCGCCACCAAATACTGCCATGCCAAGGCCAAGGCCGGTCATCGTTGCTAGGAATGTTCCTGATTCACCAAATGCTGCTGCGCTACCACCAAGATCATCTGCAATGGACACAAGGGTTTTTACACGATCCTTGATAGTAGCAGCAAAATCTGCTTCACCTGTGAACCATGTTAAACCGTCAGCTAATCCAGTAAGGGCCCCGCCCGCCGCAGCGCCCGCTCCAAATATAGCAAGACCACCGGCAATACCGGTCATGGCAAGTAGGAATGTCGCACTGTCACCGATAAATGAGCCGTTTCCACCAAGCTCATCTGAGATAGACATTAAAGTGATTACACGGTCTTTTATGTTTTGGGCCCAATCATCGGCCTTTACAAACTGTGTTAATCCTTCGGCAGCTCCGGCAACTGCTGATCCAGCTCCGAACACTGCAAGACCTGCACCGATGCCAGTCATTGCTAGGCCGAATGCAGCCCCAGAATAAAGAAGTTTAAAGTTACCACCCAGCTCATCTTTAATAGCGAGTAGCTCTTTTACATTATCTTTAATCTTGGTTGTCCAGCCTTCTACCTCAAATCTAGCGGCGACAGAAGCCGCAGCAGATCCAATAGCAAATACGCCTAAACCAGCCCCGATACCTGCCATCGCAAGACCAAAAGCTCCACCCTCTAACAAGAATCCCCAGTTACCACCGGTAAATGCATCGCCAATTGATAACAGCGATAGTACATTATTCTTAATAGATTCGGCATCCATATCGCCAATTTGGCTTAGAAGGTAGCCTCCGCCGCCAGCAAGAATACCAAGGCCGGCCATTAGAGCACCACCGCCTAGTCCAGCACCGCCCAATAATCCACCTAGAAATCCACCACCACCAGCGGCTCCAGCAGAAGAAACACCAAGACTATCACCTAGACTCTCGGTGTTTCCTGCCATTCTTTCCATGAGCTGAAGCTGCTTATCTTGCATAACAGCTTGCTCTCTGGCCGTCTCTTTATCAGACAAGCTTGAACGCTGGTTTTCTACCAAAATTTCCTTAATGGTCTTAATGGAGTTCGTACCAGAATTACGAGTAAGTTGACCCTCTTGTTTGAGTCGCTTTACTACGTCTGATAAAGATGTTTCGGCCATTTTATTCTACCTTACTTCTTTTTGAGTGCGTCAGCACCAAAGAATGCAGCAACCAATGCAGAGATT